ATTGTGCAGGATTGTAAAAGTCTGGATAGTAAAAGTTGAAGGCTACATAACTTTGGGTTACCAAGTTAGTATACGTTACCCCTCCGTATTCCTCTCCGTATTTTATAGTATATTCCTTATAAAGGTTGTTATTTGAACCGCTAAAAAGTATCTGTGATGTATTCGGTATAAAGTATGACTGTGCATAATTACGCATGATATTACCTGCGTTAAATATTCCCTTTGTGCTTGTCACATCAGGAAACTGTTTAATCCTTGCAATCAAAACTGAATCTACATAGACATCAAATACATACTTAAAATTAGTTGATGCCTTATTGGTTGAATCCACCACGAACCAAAGTTCATCATGAAGTGATGCATATTGTTCAGGGATTGAGTTAATCGTTATTGCCATTGTTTACTTGTTCTCGTTATTAAGTAGCGAATTCGCTTGATTTATGTATACCCTTACATCTGCACCTACTGCCTTTGCCATCTTAGTGTAGAAGTCATTATTGAATACCTCATCAATGGCATTGTCAAAAAATCCCGTCTTGGGTAGACCTCTTTGCTTTATTTTTCTTGCTATAAGGTATGCAGTAGTCCTTCCCGTGTTTAATTGTGCAACAGATTTACGTTTCTTTTGCAGTCCTGATAAATTGTACTTCTGTGTTTCTTTTCTTGATGATAATGCATTCCGCTTCACCCATTTCTGAATGGCAGTAACCATTGGTCCATTCATTGATGGATATGCAGATTTGAATGAGTATGGTGAATTAGGTGAGCCACTCTTGAACCCTTTGACCCCTTTATTGACAAAGTCATAATACTTCGCACCTGCTGAACTAACTGGGTAACCTACATCAATTGAATATGTAGAACCTTCCCGAACTATATCACCTTGAGCAATGTCTTTCTCAAGAGTTCCAGTATCTACCTTGTTTGCTTTCTTTAAGTTGTTCTGTGCTGCGAAAATGAATCTTGCTGCATAAGCAATCAGCATCTTTTCAATAAATGGCAACTTGCCAAGGCTTGCATAATCTTCCCGACTTGCACCTTCCTTCTGTATATCAGATTCACTAATAACTAAACTTGTGTCAAGCCTTGCCATATTGTTTTTTTATCAGTTCATTATCATGCTCCATCTTCGCTTTTAAATAGGCAAGGTCATTCAAGAAGTTTATTGTAGGTAGGTCAAATGCTTTGTCAAGGGTGATGACTTCAAAATCGGCAACCAGTTTGGCTTGGTATATCCATCCATAATGGTGCATAAAGCCTCCCATGCCTTCTCTGCTTCCTTCTCCGTTATCTTCGCCTCCATCATCTGCTTGACCAAATAGTCCTTTGAATTCTTTATCCAAAGTCTGTAAACTTGATAAAAAAAAACCACCGAACCGAGTACGTTTACAATAGGTGCTTCAAGGATGTCTTGTGCGTATTCGCTATGCTTACTTGCATCGTACTTGTCATCCTTCCAACCAAACCAAGTCTTTTTTTGAGGAATAACCATGCAAGCGAATATCTTGTGCAGGTTTCCCATTACATCTGAACTGAAGTGCTTACTCTCAATATACCTGGCAGCAGGCATACTCCTTACATCGTAGATACACTTGTAAACCCTACCATTGACCTTAATATAATCAACCGCTTGAGGTTTAATATCAGTATGCACAAAATTGATAGATTCAAGCAATGGACCAAGTTCTTTAACTGGTAAAGAATCAATCTGATGCTCGGTCATGTTCTTCAGAATAGATGTAACCTTGATTGATATGTCAAGGTCAGTAAGGTCACTACCTTTCTCATAATTATTCAGGTAAAGGTCATTAATCTGTTGGTACTGAAAAACTGTTACATCTTGCCAAGTCATATTCATTAAATAGTGATTTTGAGGTTAAGTGTATAAGTGAAGTCTAAAATGGGGCATCTGATACCTCAGTTGATACCTTGCCAAACATTTGCTCATAAATCTCACTTGCAGTCATGCCCTTAACATTGACCCTTGCAAGTCTGTGCTGAACTCTATTTTCTACCCTCATTTTTTTAAATGTGGCAGTATTTACCTCAAACTGATTAATTTCTTTGCATTTATGTTCTTGCAGATGACATTTAGAGCATAGGGTTTCTAAAAAGTCAATGCTATAATCCCAAGGTAAACGATGCTGATAATAGATTTTGTGGTGTGCTTGAATGGTTTGAGTACTACCACATTTTACGCATTTATACCCATCCCTTCTCTTTACTTCATTTGCAAAGTTCTTCCACCTATCAGTTCCTAATAATCTTTTATACTCTTTAGTATTCATATACATTAATGCTTGAGGATTTGGAGTCATTGTGATAGGTTTAAGCATAGTTAGTCCTAATCAGGTTTTAACCATCCTTTGCCCTACCACAAACATTATGCTTTGAGTTTCCTCGCCACTGCTTAAGGTTAGGTGATACTTAACTGATTAATCACCCGTTACAATCACTTTTTAGGTTTCAGTACCTAAGATGGAAGGGTTTTGTAATTCGCACTCCCTTGGCAATCTCCATCATCCCATTCTTTTGCCTTATAACATTTGACCGAACCGAGATAAAAAACGCATAAATCAAATGTGCCAATGAGTAGGGTACGGATAAAAAATAACCCATACAGATTACGGCTGCATGGGTTTGAAAAGAGAACTCTTTTAAGAGGTCAATAATCAGACCCGAATAAATACCGTAATTACCTAATCGGATTGACTTAGCAAAAATACTAAATATTTTAGAAAACTAACTTTTTTAGCAGAATATTTTAAAAAAAAGGGAGGCGGACCTCCCTGATTGATTAATATTGTTTACAGATTTTGATAAATAACTTATCAGCAATTAATACTGCTTCATTATATGTGTCTGCAAATTTTTCAATGAACACTCCACCTTCTTGGTCATAGGCAAGTATTGACCAATTATTCATAAAGGTTTCTTCAATCTCAATTGTGATTTCGTTGATGCTATTTACTTTCTTTGTCTTGTAGATTGTTGAAGTTGTCATGTGATTTGTTTTTGTTGTGATTTGTTTTTCAAAGATAAACAATAAATCTATACTGCAAAACTTTTTCTCAATTATTTTAAAAAATAATTTAGTTTGGGAAGATTGGGAAGATTGGGAAGATTATCACGCAAAAGAATACCTCCCACTCCCCACATTCTTCTGTAAATGTTGCCAAGCAAGGGACAGACTTACCACGCAGTCATCGTGGAATCCTTGGGGTGCTGAATACTTTACCCCGTAAGATGTGTACTGGTACTCAAAAATTTCCAGTTCATCCACAATAGGACCTGGAGGGAAGGTTATCTTCCTTTGGTGTATGGCAGATGCTAACCCCTCCATCAGCATCTGCTTTGAGGTAGAACTGAACTTATACCCTTGCACATCTAACCCCTCCCGTTGCATATCCTCAAAGATGGGGTCACCTACCCCCGTAGAATCCATCAGGATTGGTGCTTTAGGTAGATTGATGATATACTCCTTTGTCTGCCTCCAATCCCTTTGGAAGCGTTCAAAATGGCATACAGACCCATTCTTATCCAAGCCGACTAATAACTGTGTAGTCAACTGATTTCGCAAGGTCAATCCCATAACAAGCAACTGGGTTGGTAGACATCGGGTAGATGCATTGCCTTATGAATGCAGACCCAAAAGGGTTAGCAGCATTCTCAGCAGGGTTCGCCATATACTCCTGCTCAAAAACTACCTCAGGCAGTTGCATCCTTGCAGAATCTACCTCTGATTTGTCAATGTATGGGTTATCATAAGTGCTGAACTTGAAACTTGCCCAATCTTCTTCACCTCCGTTCCCTTTCATGAAAAGGGAGTAAAAGTAGTTCTTACCCTTTGGAGTACTCAAGAACAATGCCTTTCCTTTGTAATCTGTTAGGGTAGGTCTAATACTATTCAACCAACCATCCTCAAGGTTAGGTATAAAACTTGCTTCATCTACCACTACTAAATGGAACTTCCTGCCTCGCAGGTTATCTAAGCGTTCTCCAGTAAAAAACTGAACCGACCCCCCATTAGGAAACTCAATAGTCAAATCAGACCGATTAGAGGCGAATGGTACGGCTNNACAATGGCATTCTTAATGATTTCTACCTGACTGAGTTCTGACTTGCCAAACCTCCTGCCACACATTACTACCCTAAACCTTGCATCTGATTCAATGATACCTATTTGGTTTGTATGTGGTTCAGGCAGTTCTATTATCATAAAATCGTTTTACCCTTAGTAAATATTACCTCAATCTTCCCATCATTTGTAATATGAGCAGTTTCCTTTGGTTTACCATATACCCTGGTCAGTAGGGTATCAATGGAATAAAGACTTCCTTTCTCCAATGACTTTCTCAATGCCCCTGCAATGGTTTTTTCAAGTACAGTTGCCTTTGGATTATCCCATACCGATTTCAGTTCTTGCATATCCATTGACATAATTGCTTGAATGCAATCGTTAACCTCTGCCAGTTTGTACCCTTGCTCTTTAAGCATTGATACATACTTTCTCGGTCTGCCGTTTGGGTTGTTGGTTTCTCCCTTTTCGGGTACAATCAAAGTACCTCCGTTTCTTCCTGCGATTTTCTTTGGCACTATGTTATTACTTTGTTTTGTTATATATTACCCCGTTCCTTTTTACCTCTAAACTTGGGTCAAGTTTAAGCATCCTATCAACTATGACTTGGCAGTATTTAGGGTCTAATTCCATCCCATAGCATTTGCGTTTAAGTTGATGACTTGCCACCATTGTTGAACCTGAACCAAGAAAGCAGTCATAAATAATATCATTTATTTTGCTGCTATTTGTCATTGCCCTTGTTGGTAACTCAACTGGTTTCTGCGTTGGGTGATAATCGTTTTTAGATTCTTTTTTTAACTCCCATACTGTTTTTTCATCTGATGCACCAAACCATTGACAACTTTTGCCTTTTTTGAAAGCATAAATACATGGTTCATAATTAGGAATATATTGCGACATGAATGCACCTAATCCGCTTTTAATCTTATACCAACATAAAACTGCCCTTACTGAAAGATTGAGTTTATTAAATGAATCAAATGTTTCAACCGCCTTTCCGTTTGCATACCAAATGTAAAATGCTGAATGGTCATGTGAAAACAAATCAGCATTCATCAAAGATTCATAAAATAGGTCAGTCAAATCTTGCCCTTCAAGAGTATCATTCTCAATACCTTTTCTTTTCTTTTTGTTATGTCCACCTTCATAACTTACCCCATAAGGAGGGTCAGTAAATACCATGTCTGCCTTTTCTCCATTCATCAATTTTGCCACTTGGTCACTATCTGTTGAATCCCCACAAAGCAAACGATGCTCACCAATCTCAAACAAATCACCGAGAACGATATCTGTTTCAATCCCCCCATCAGGTACTGAGAAATCATCTTCTTCTGCTTCAAGGACTTCAGGTTTAAAGTCGGGTATATCTAATCCCCAATCTGTTAACTGTTCAGCATCCCAGTTGTTCGCCAAGTCTTCCCAATCCCATTCACCAAACCCAACATTATCCTTAATGATAAACTGCTTCTGTTGTTCATCGGTTAGGTCATCTGCTTTGATGATTGCTACTTCTTTAATCCCTGCTTCTTTACAAGCCTTTAGTCGCATATTGCCACCGATTACAACCATATCAGCATTAACCACAATTGGTCTAATATTGAGCATCTCAGGGAACTCCTTAATAGACTTGACTAACTTTTGGAACTTATCATCTTTGATGATTCTTGGATTGTTCGGGTTAGACTTTACTTCGCTGATTTTAACCTTAATTGGATTCATATTACTTATTTATTGTTCCACAATGACCGCACTTGCTTTCTTTGGTCTGTGATTTGATGATTGTAATAGTGTACTTCTTGTTGCAGTTATTGCACGTTATCCATTTAGGTTGGTACTTCATTGAATCAGTTTATCTAAGTCTATATTCCTTTCCTCTAATATCTCCCAAAACTTTCTGTAAACCAAACTTACTGCATCATCTATATCAAGTTTCTGATTTAATGCATCGTTCATCAATTCCTTTCTTGTATTATTTAAGAACTGCCATACTGCACTACACAAGTCTGATGCTTGAACACATTTAAGATGCTCAATCTTATCATCATAATCATCAAGGTCAAAGGTCAACTGTGCTTTCATTTGTGTTATGTTTTAGATATATGATTCAAAAACCTGCCTTCTTAACTCATTTACTTTTACCAAGTCAAAGTTCTCCCGACACCATTCACCATTCGCAATACCCATCTCTTGTCTATATATAGCATCTTTGAGAACTTTTTTAATGTTTCCGAACCAACCTGCTTGATAACCTACCGGAATTATATGTGGGCAATCCGAATAAGGTTTCACATTGGATGCTATTACCGCAGCGTTTTTAGTTGCTGCCTCTAAAACTTTAAGGTTAGACTTCATAGAGTTGAACTTGCTTTGTACCAAAGGAATCAAACAAGCATCTGCTTCATTGTAAAAGTTCATATACTCATCAACTGGTAGTGCTTCCCTTATGTAACCATCAACATTGAATCCGCAAAGGTAATTGTTTATCATCCTTCCCCATACGTTTGCAACCTGCTTGTCTTGACTATAACCGCAAAGGATGAAACGTGAGTTATCTTTTGTAAAGGAATCACCTGATACCCTTTTCATTGGGTTTTTTAGTATTTCAATATCCTTCTCATGGGTTATTGAACCTGCATAAACGAAACGCACCTTATCAGATTCGGTCTTGACATCTGTAAACTGGTCCTGACCATAAGGCAATGCGTTTGGTATTACTACCCAGTTTTTATTGAGTTCATCAATGTAGACTGCCAAGTCATTATTTGAGCAAGTTACCAAGTCTGCTATTTTGATATGGTCGATGACTTTCTTTGTTGGATATCTTCCGTAAAGGATATGCCAAGGGTCAAGATGCCAGTAATCATCTATGTCAACCACTAACTTGAATCCATACTTCTCACGCAGTCTTATAATCTCATCAACTTCCGTTCCTGCTACATACCGATTGATAAACATTATGTCATATCCTTTGGCAAGTTCCTCCTCAGTGATGGTATCTGTCATCATGGCGAACTCCTTTTCAAGATAGATGATAGGATTGAATAACCTATGGAAAGATACCCCTGAATTTCTTTGTCCGATTGCTATTATACGCATTGGAATAGTTTTGCCCACGGAGTTGGGTATGATAGATTCTGAATGAATGTAAATTTATGCTTTTGCATAGTATCTACCCACCCTTGATGGTCACGAAGATTAATATGACCCCAGGCTTCATCATTCTCAGTCTTGTTAGGTGTAGATGAAAAGAGGATATACTTTGGTTTAATCTTTTTAAACAATGCAGATATCTCCTTATCTGTCATGTGTTCTGCAACTTCAATCCAACAAAGCAGGTCTGTTGTAATTGGTTTGTCTATCAAGTTCAGATGTGGGAACTTTTCTTTTATGTAGTCTTTATGAGGTTGCCATAATTCAAAGTTATAAACCTCTTTT